AAAGTCCGCGTGGCGTGGTTCTAGAAAGAAGAAGCGTGGCCAGGGATAATGTTCTGTTTGTACTGTGGGGAGGAAAATGTTGACGGGAAGTGTCCAGCATGTGGTCACTTCCCTGATTTAGATTTTCTTATCGCGTCCAGATCATAGCCAAGGGAGTTTAACAGGATCTCCATCTTGTAAATCGAGGGCTCAATAATCTTTCTTCTCTCGTAATTTTCAATGGCACTTGTGCCAATACCCGACATACGAGAAAGGTCTGCCCTTGTTAGGCCAGCCTCTCTCCGTATCTCGAAAAGTATGTGGGACCAATGGTCAGGTATTCTTTCCAATCGCCATTCAGTGCTTCACTTCCTCTTCCTGGTCAAAATCTTCAAGGATGTCGTCGTATGTCGCTTCCTTGTCTCCAACCATCACCCCTAGTGTAATAGTCAGAAGTCTCGACAGCAGGTAGGTCAGTGTGGGGATACCCATATGCACTGCTCCATATTCCACCGCCACACGGAACAGGGCCACCACTCTCGCAGCTGGGGATACATCCAGCTTTGAGGTAGTGGTTCTGTTCATCATGTCGGTGTAAAACTTATTAATGTCGGACATCAGGCAGTCCCCCCCGGTGAAAGAATTTCCTGTTCTTTCACAATAACAGAACAAAGATTAGCGTATCTCTCCTGAACTTCATGATCCGTGGGCGCGTTCACAGCGCACTTGACCAGGAACTCAATCTGCTTCGCAGGGGAACGCTGGTTGTGTTCTGACAGGTTCCATAGATCTTCCCATACTTCGATGGGAACCGCTACGGTCTTAAACTGCTTCGGCGGTACTTTGTATCTGGTCTTCTTTTCTTCTTTCATTGAATCCACTCCCTGAGTTGTTCTCCCATCACCACACTGGCAATGTCCATTTTAGTGCGAAGAGCTTTGACAATCCTTTCGTCAATCGTCCCTTCGGAGATCATATCTATGTATGTGACATGATCCGTTTGACCGATACGATGCGCTCGGTCTTCTGACTGCATTCGTACAGCCAGATCAAAACTATTGGAGAAGTAAATTACAGTATTCGCAGCGGTTAACGTAATTCCGTAACCACCTGTTTGCGGGTTGCCCACAAAGAACCGGGCTTCTCCGTTCTGGAACTTCTCGATGGCAGATGTGCGGTCTTCGTCCGAGGTATCTCCGTAGTAACTGACAGTGGACTGTGGACCGTGTTCTTTCTGCAACGCTTTGGTTATGCGTTGGACATCGTAACGAAATCGTGACCAGATTATAGCCTTTCCGTCAATTTCTTCCAGACATTCCAGGAGCTCAGTAAGCCGGTTGTCCTTAATCTCTATCATCACACCCTCATCGGACTTGGTGTGGCCGCTCAAGACTTGCTGCATTCGTAGAAGCTGGGTCATAACATTGGGCGTGGTCATAAACTGGTCGTCTTCGAGGTGGGCCAGGGCGTATTCCTTAAGATCGCTGTAGATCCTTCTTTGCTCGTCCGTCATAGCCACATTCCGTTGGATGTAGATCTTGGAAGGGAGGTCCAGGCATTCGTCCTTCGTAATACGGGAGGAGAAAGCCTTTAGAAGTTCTGACAGTTGGTCCAGATTTCGATACCCAACCAGTTTATTATAGCTATGACTCCCAACACTCCGGCTTTTCATTATGGCGTATCGGTACTGGAACTGGAAAAAGTCATCGCCGCAATCGCCTAACAGGCTCTTGTCCAGAAAGCGGCACTGCGCCCATAGATCCATGGGACTTTGGGTCACGGGAAATCCCGTTAAAATACGCCTGTACTTGGCCAAAGCGGCCAGTTTAATAAGAGCTTTAGTCCTCCGGGCTTTGGGAGACTTGATGGCAGTGGACTCGTCCACCGCTAAAAACGCCTGAGAGGCCCCCAGAAGGGCTTCAAGATACCGCTGGCCCTTGCCAGTGGACAGCGCCTCTACGTTCATTACAAGTACTCTAAGGCTTTCTGAGGGTAGCAACAGAGTTGTTAGATCCTCTTTCGGCCCTTTATTAGGGGACGGGTTCCAGATCACCACGTTCCGCTTTATGCGGTCAGGCATATGGGCGGGTATCTCAAGATTGGCCCAGTTCCTGTAGACCCCCTTGGGGGCCACTACTATAAAGGTGTCGATTTCCCCCCTCTCAAACAGGATGCCGGCATTATCTATGGCAACTTTGGACTTTCCTGTACCCATCTCCAGAAAGTATGCCCAGTTGGTCTTGTCCCATGAGACTTTGAGAACATCGGCCTGATGCTTAAAGGGGGTTGTTTTGAACTTGTACTTTACTTCCATGCCTTTTATATAGGTCATCGGATTATATATTGCAAAGAAAAACGAGGTGTGTATAGTCTGCAAGTACCACGTAAGAAAGGAGAAAGTGTTGGCCACTGTATTTGTCACTCAAGAGAACCCTCGTTTCGATCTGGTTTCTGCCAGGGAGTGGGGAGATCTCGATCCTTTAGCTTCTCCACATGATCAGATTCACACAAATCCGGGGCGGATGGTGTCGCATATTCGACGCAAGCTGCACCATTTTAATGATGATGATTGGCTACTGGCTATGGGTGACCCGGCCATTATCGGAATCGCATTTGCGATTGCCGCAGATATCAACCGTGGCAAAGTGAATTTGCTGAAGTGGGACAAAATGGAAAGAACGTACTACCCAGTTCGCATTTCAATTGGCGGCGGCATTACAGAACTACAAACCTGACGAGGAATACGTGATGACAGATGTTTTTGATCAGATTGTAGCGGACGCGGATGATTTTACAGGACTTACAACGGAAGCTGGAAAAGAATTATCGGACCTTATACGAGAAGTGCAGGGATTGGATAAAGAAGTTAGAGCGGCTGAAGAAAAATTTGAGCTCCTGAAAAATAAACGTGAACGCTACTTAGTTGAACTTATTCCGACCAAGATGCAAGAGGTCGGGATGGACAAGGTTGAGGTGAATGGAAGTGTGGTGTCTCTATCCACATTTGCTTCTGGCACGATGCCCAAAGATCCTTTGCAAAAAGAGGCTGCCCTAAATCACTTGCGCGACATTGGTTGCGGGGATTTCATTAAGAACAAGATTACCGTTCTTTTTGGATTATCCGAAGACAATCGAGCGAAGTCGATTAAGGCTGATCTGGAAGATCAAGGGATGGATGTCGGCCAGGAAACGAAAATTGAATGGCAAACTCTCAATAAGTTAATTAGGGAGCGGGTGGAGAACAACCAGGAAATCGACCTTGAATTGTTTAATGCGTACATTGGAACAAGAGCTAAGATAAAAGGAAATTAGATTATGTCTACAAAGAGAAAAGCGACCAAGAAGGCTGTTGCTAAAAAGAACGGTCAATTGCCAGCGGAGTTGGACAAGGAATTTGAGGCAAGTTCTGGGTTGGGGTTTGAAGAAGTCACAACTAAAGATTTGCAAATGCCTTTTGTGAGGATGGCACAAGCCATGTCTCCTCAAATTAAGAAAAACGATGCAGCCTTTATTTCGGGTTGTGGTCAGGGGGACATTTATAACACCGTGACGAGCCAGTTCTGGGGAGGGGATGACGGCGTGGTTGTGCAACCTGTCTTTTTTCAGATGAAGTTTCTGGAGTTTGTTCCGAGAACAGAAGGGGGCGGATTTGTCGGTGAACTGGCGTCCAACTCTAAAGATGTTTTAGAAGCTGTTCGTGATAAAGCCACTGGCATGGAGTTATTATCCAGCGGCAATGAACTGGTGAGAACTGCCCAGCATTACGTAAAGATCGTCCATGAAGATGGTAATCTGGAGAGTGCTGTTATTGACATGAAGAAGACGCAATTGAAAAAGTCTCGTCTTTGGAATTCGATGATGATGATGCAGAAGCACAACGGGAACATGCTACCCGCATTCGCAAACACCTATCGTCTGAAAAGTGTGGAGGATGGCAACGACAAGGGAAGTTGGTTTACATGGTCTATCTCCTTGGAAAATAAAGTGGAATCTTTAGAGAACTTTAGAGAAGCCAAAGAGTTTTATACGTCGATAGCGAGAGGAGAGCTACAGATAGCGGCGCCCCCGCCAGAGAGGGCAATCGAAGCTTCTTCTGAAGAAATCCCCTTCTAAGCTTGCTTGGAGGGGATGCCGGCCTGACTGTAAGCAGACCGCAGTCAGGTCGGCAGTTTTCTGATGACAGAAGCAGAACTATTTCTGGATTTATTTAAAGGCTACGAAGGAGCGCATGGCCAGACACAGGTCATGGAGCGCCATCGTCACGGTAAGACACAGGCCAAGTATCAGATTGTCCGTGAACCGTTGACTGTTGATCTTGTCCAGGAACACCTGAACGGCAAGCGCGGTGTAGGCTCCATCCCCATTGATGAAACGAACCATTGCAGTTTTGGCGCACTGGACATTGACGATTATAGTCTGGATCTGGTCGCGCTATACAAAAAGGTAAAGAGGTTAAAGCTTCCCTTAGTTACGTGTCGAAGTAAATCCGGGGGCGCACACTTATTCTTATTTATGACAGAGAAGATTGCCGCATCGGAAGTACGGGACAAGCTTGCCGAGTTTGCATCTGCGCTCGGCTTTGGGAACTGCGAGATATTTCCCAAGCAAGAGGAAGTGATTGTGGAGAGAGGGGATGTCGGAAACTTTATAAACCTTCCCTACTTTAATACACAGTACACTACAAGGTATGCGCTCGATGCCAAGGGTGACGGCTTGGAGTTGAAAGACTTCTTGGAACTGGCAGAGAAAACAAGGCAGACGCCAAAGCAGTTACAGGAATTAAAGATTGCAGGTGATGAGTCGGTGTTGCCTAACGGGCCACCGTGCTTACAGCAATTGACGGTTGCCGGGATACCGGAAGGCGGACGAAACAATACGCTCCTGAACCTTGGGATCTATTACCGCATGGCCGCGCCAAATGATTGGAAAACGCTACTGGAAGATCATAATCGGAAATACTGTGACCCGCCAATACCAGCAAGAGAAATTGTGGTTATCCAGAACCAACTGGAAAAGAAAGATTACTACTACACCTGTAAGACAGAGCCGTTGCATGGTCACTGCAACAGGGCGTTATGCCGTACACGTAAGCATGGAATTGGAAGCGGGAACGGAGCGCAACCTATCCTTGGCGGATTGACTGTGGTGGAGTCAGAGCCGCCTGTCTGGTTTGTAGATGTAGATGGTTCCCGGCTGGAACTATCCACCAAACAGTTACAGATGCAGGTGGAGTTTCAGAGGGCTTGCATGGAACAGATGTACAAGATGCCGGCGAAGGTCAAGGACGCGGATTGGCGCGACTTGATAGACAACTTACTGGACGCGGCTACAAGAATTTCCGTTCCAGAAGAGCTAACGAACAAGGGCCAGTTTGCGGAACTGGTAGAGATGTTTTGCACAAGCCGCATCAGAGCTCATGCGCCAGAGGAGTTGCTGACAGGGAAGCCATGGACAGAGGAAGGCTACACGTATTTTAAACTTACTGCGCTACAGGACTTTTTGAAGCGCAATAACTTTCTGCATTACACCAGAGGTCAGATTACGGAACGCATTAAGGAAATGAACAGCGGAGAAGACGCGGACAAGGAGTATCGCTTTAAGGACGATCAGGATAACTGGAGAAAGGTTCGTGTGTGGTTTGTGCCGGAGATTACAAAAGGCGAAGTGGAACTGGAGTCCGCCAACTTTAAGGATGAGGAGGTTCCGTTTTGAACGAAGGAGAACTATATCTGGGGCCACCAGGCACGGGAAAGACCCAGAACCTTTCAAACCTTATACGGAAATGCATAGAGGATGGCATACCGCCAGATAGAATTGCCTGTGTGAGTTTCACTAAGAGAGCCGCTATTGAGAGTAAAGAGAGAGTGGGCCGGGATTGGGGAATTGCGGAGAGTGACCTGCCCTACTTCCAGACGCTGCACTCAATGGCTTTTCATGCTGGCGGTTACAAGACAACGGATGTAATTGGCCCTAAAGAGTTGGGGATAATAGGAGAGGCAGTAGGGCTCTCCTTCTCCCGTAAAAAAAGTAATAACGCGGAGACAGACTTTGATGTCCTGGGTATATCTCAAGGGGATCTGTACTTGAACATGTACCATCTTGCTCGAAGCAGATGCATGGATCTGGAAGAGGTTTACAGAAGGTCAGCGAATTATGACCTGAGTTGGCCGGAACTGAAGCGTCTGGTCAAATCCTATAAGGACTACAAGAAGACTCACCACAAGATTGACTTCACGGACATGATTGAAAACTTTGTCTTGCGTGGAGAGCCGCTAAGTATTGACGCTTTGTTTGTTGATGAGGCCCAGGATCTATCAACCCTACAATGGAGAATGGTCCGTGTGCTACGGAACGGCCCACGTGTACAGATTTTTACGGGGGATGACGATCAGGCCATTATGGGTTTCCAGGGAGCGGATGTTCCCGCCTTTCAGCATTGCTCACGCAACAAGCATGTTCTCTCCAAATCGTACAGGCTTCCTAGAAAAGTATATGACATGGCCCAGAGCATTGTGCAGCGCATTCCAGACAGGGAGAGAAAGATCTGGAATCCAAAGAAGGAAGAGGGGAGCATACGTTGGCACAACCATATCGGTCATGTTCCGCTTGAAGAAGGCGAATGGTGCCTTCTTGCCAGAACCAACCGCATAGCGTCCCAATATGCAGCCATGCTACGGGAAGAAGGCTGGGTGTTCAGCCGGTTTGGGAAACCAAGCATCCCTGTAAAGACGTATGAGGCAATTCTGGATTGGGAAGAATGGATGAAGGGTAATCCTTTAAACATTGCACAGATTAAAAACCTTTATGGCTTCCTGGATGTAGGGTCAGGGTTTCAAAGGGGCTTTGGTCCACGGTCCAGCGCCCTTCTTGCCGTGAATAAAGAAGATACTTTTACTATGGAGAGAGCAAGAAAATCTCTTGGATTGGCCAGTAAAGATGGACGATGGCATGAGACTCTTGGTAAGATAGACACAGACACCAAGCATTATATTTTGAATTCTTTGCGGCGTGGCGATAATGTAAAGAACCCACGCATTAAAATTTCCACCATACATTCCATGAAGGGGGGAGAATGTCAGAACGTCATAGTAATCCCGGAGATAAGTTACGCAGCGCACAAGGAATATCAGAGGGAACCGTCCACGGAGCACCGCGTTTTCTATGTGGCGGTGACTCGTACCAAGGAGAGTCTGCACATAATGGAGCCGATACGGACGAAGGGATCGGAGAAATTCTACGATCTTTAAAGCAAGCCTTGGGCAACGACACCAGCCCTGAGAAAATTATGGCTATAGCCCTTCAACTGGTCAGTGGGGCGAGAGCCACGCAACATGGGGATTACAGGGCGCTACACGAAAGAGTGGCAAAGCTATGGAGCGTATACCTTGGAGTTCCTGTTAGAGGATCTCAGGTGGCTTTCTGCATGGCACTTTTAAAGGGAGCCAGGGACGAGAAGGGCTCGTTTAATGCGGATGATGGAGTGGATGCAACAGCTTACATAGCCTTATGGGCCGCGCTAACGGACGATGAGCAAAACAGTGCGTGAAGACCTGTTTGACGAAACCATATGGACTCCCCCGGAGACTCTTCCTGATCTCTCCTCAGAGAAGCTTATTGCCATAGATGTAGAGACACGTGACCCAAACATAAAGACATTGGGACCGGGATGGCCCCGTAATGACGGAGAGCTCGTAGGAATAGCCGTAGCTACACAGAACTGGAATGCCTATCTACCGATTGGTCACTGGGGTCCAGGGAACATGTCCAAGAAGCTGGTGGTTAAATGGCTACAGGATCAGTTAAACCATGGCATGTCGGTTGTATTCCACAACGCACAGTACGATCTTGGATGGCTACTTCAGGAAGGAATTGTTGTTAAGGGAACCATTCTGGACACCATGGTAGCGGCTCCTCTTCTTGATGAGAACAGATTTAGCTACGCCCTTAACGCTCTTGGGTCCACGTACCTTGGAGAGCGGAAACAGGAAGAGGATCTGAGAAGAGCGGCGGCGCAACATGGCGTAGATGCCAAAGCGGAAATGTGGAAACTTCC